TTGTATATTACGACTCCGAAAGCATGATGGATGTCCTGACGGAAAAATTCGAAGAGGGAACACTGGATCCGGACACTGGAGAAAAGATCAGTGTGACTGACGCGGATTACGATGCGGATATCCGGGCAATCCTTTCAGCCATAAATTACATGGGTGAATGTATCTTTAATCAGATCAATACAGAAGCGAACAACAACCTTGTAGCTTTCTGCGACGAAACAAATCTGATCTATAAGGGAATGGAGAGGAATATTTATCGTCTTCCTGCAGATTATGCGCAGCTGACCCTTGAGTTTACCGTATCAGCAAATGCGCCGGATTCCGTTACAGTTCCAAAGGGTACAAAAGCTACATCAGACGGAACTATTATCTTTGAGACAGCAGAAGAGATAGTAATAGCTCCGGGAGAGACAGGCGAAGCTCTGGCACTATCTACAGTAGCCACAAAGGATGCAAATGGTTACGGCATCGGAACCGTAAATATCCTTGTAAATCAGATTCCATATGTCACGGCGGTCACAAACGTAACCACATCAACCGATGGATCGGACGAGGAGGATCTGGAAGCATTCAGACAGCGTGTGCTTTATGCACCTATGGCATTTTCTGATGTTGGAACTGCGGCCGCATATCGTCAGAAAGCAAAGGAAGTGAGTGCAGCGATCGCAGATGTAGCAGTGACACATGATGATAATGCGATCTTTGTGTATCTCTTATGCCAGGACGGAGCACTTCCGTCTGCAGATCTTATAGCGTTATGCCAGGAATATCTCACAAAGGATGATATCAAGGCAGAGACTGATCTCATAACAGTCTATGCTGCAGAAGAAGTTGAGTACACCATTGAAATGACTTACAAGATATCCCAGAGGGATACAGAAAAGGTCACAGCTATTCAGGAAGCCGTTGCGGCAGCGGTGGATGAGTATATTGAATCCATCGGCACCGTCATGGGAATACCGATAAATCCGGAAATGATACAAAAAGCAGCATACCAGGCAGGTGCGGCATCTGTGACAGTAACTTCTCCGGTATATGAGTCACTACAGCCGTATGAAGTCGCCAAGTGCACAAGTAAGACCATTACATATCAGGGACTGCTTGAGTAAGGAGGAGACATGAAGATATCAGAAACAAGACTTCTGGATCTCCTTCCGGAATGCATGAGGGAAGACAGGATAATAAAAGGTTTCTCAGCTGCATGGGATTTTCTCCTGGAAAAAATCGTCGAAAAACTACCTCTCGTAAATCTTTTCGACAACCTCGAATTATTGTCGGAATCGCAGCTTGATGAAGTAGCTTCAGCCATGGATATCCCTTGGTACAACACGGAATATGAGAAAGAAAAGAAGATTAACCTCATCAGGCATTACCTGCAGGTATGTTTTAAACTTGGAACAGTCGGATCAATCCTGAGCGTAGCACAGGATGTATACGGCGATGCCGAAGTACACGACTGGTACGATTATGCTGCACCTCAATGGAGATTTAAGATCACGGCAGATTTCGGCAGCTACACCACCGAGGAAGCACTGAGCAAGCTCACACGCATGGTGCGCGAAATCAAGCCGGCAAAAGCAACACTTAATCCGGTCGAATTTCTTGTGCATACCGATGGCGAGCTTTTTGCAGCAGTAGCTCCGACAACCTGTTACTTTGCGCCGGATATCTACGACGCTGACATAAGCTAAAGGAGGAGAGAATGGCAAGTCAGTTTGCAAAAGCTGTGACAACAAGTCTTGGGCGCATTCTCATGGCGGAATCAATCTCGGAAGAGAAAGCCATAGAATTCACGTCGGTAAAGACCGGAAACGGCGTATATGATGCGGCGGAAAAAACAACCGCAGCACTTGAAGCACGGACAGCATTAAAGTCTGAGAAGCAGAGCTTCGCCGTATCCGGAATACGGCATTTGAGTGATTACGTGGCAAAGATCACAAGCGTCCTATCAAATGAAGGACTTGAAGAAGCATATAACTGGAATGAAGTAGGCGTCTATGCAAAGCTCGAAGGCTCTGAAGATGATCCCGTACTTTATTCAATAGCGGTCGTGGCAGAAGGAACCGGTACAGAGATACCGGCACACTCTTCCACGACCGTTCTTAATATCTCGCAGAGTTTTTATCTGCAGATCAGTAATACTGCGAACACCACGATACTTGTTAATCATGATGTATGCGCCCTTCTGGAATACGTAGGACTGAATTCGGATCTTGAGACTGATGAGACAGAAACACTTGTGGCGGCGATCAACGAGATCAATAAGACCGTTCGCGAGATAGAGCAGATGATCAGAGATAACCACTATTTCGCTCAGATCACTGACGATGATAACAATCATATCGTTGATGACGATGGCAACAGGATACTCGGAGACTGGAAATATGCTGTGATTTAAGAAAGGGGAAGCAATGGCAGACAAGTTTTTTACAGATTTTCCTGCAACCGATGATGCTGCAGGAAGTGACATTTTTTTGATTTATGACGGAAACGGCGTGAAGAAGATCAGATCAGACGCACTGGGCGAAGCTCTGAACAACATCTTTGCTGTCGGTGCCGGATTCCACAACGGAATCTACAGGGGAAAGTATCTCGGAAGCGAAGTCACAGCCGAACAGTATGCTGAGATCGCGGCAGGAACGTTCAAGGGAATGTATATCGGCGACTATTGGATCATCAACGGACACACGTGGCGTATAGCTGCATTCGATTACTGGCTTGGATTCGGTGATACGGAGTGCACTACACATCACATTGTTATAGTTCCGGATGAAAACTTGCTGGTTGCTGACGGCAGTACAACGCACTGGATGAATAAAACAGACACAACGGCAGGAGCATATGTTGGATCTGATTTTTATACCGGAAACAATTCCAACACAGGAAAGACACAGTGCAGAACGAAAGCGCAGAGCGCGTTCGGATCAGCACATATTTTGACCCACAGAGAGCATCTGCAGAATGCTGTAGCCAGTGGGCGTCCGTCAGGTGGAGCGTGGTACGATTCCGACATCGAGATGATGAACGAGATTATGGTTTATGGATGCCCGGTATTTGGAGTATCAAACGATGGAAGCAATATACCGAACCTTTATACTATCGGAAACGGACAGCTTCCGCTATTCTCTCTGAACCATAAGCATATCTGCAACCGTGCGCACTGGTGGCTGCGTGGTCCGGTCTCTGCGTCGTGTTTCGCGTTTGTCGGCAGCGACGGCCATGCGGCCTCCAACAACGCTTCTTATACGTGGGTTGGCGTCCGCCCGGCTTTCGGGGTCTGCTGATCTTAAATCCCCACCCCTTGAGGGTGGGGATTGTGGAGGGAATAAATGTCGAACGTACCGAAAGGACGCAGGGAGAAGCATGATTTTCTTGCGACCCATAACCTCATAAGGCTCAGAAAAGAGATCACGGAGCTTGCAATAAATGACTTCGGATATGATCAGGAACGTCAGGAAAGACGGATCGAAAAATTCGAAGCGTGGGCGCGGGAGAATGGAAAAGAAGATGTCGTGGAAAGGATGCGGGAGAAGAATGAAAGTTTTTACGCAGACTTCGTAGAGGAAGAAACACGGGTGACACGTCAGATCCTACGGGACGCAGTAGCAGAATACGAGCTCGGAAATGCAATCTTTCCATCGGGAGATACAGCTGAGGAAGAACTGCACGAGAGACGTATGCATTTAAACAGGGCTCTCGGACATCTCCACGTACTCATTCAGGAGCTCCAATACATAGCAGACATACTTCCCTGCGACAAAAATAAATACGAAAATCTCGCGCAGACGCTCAAAGAAGAAATAAAACTGATCAAAGGTGTGAGACGCGCGGGAAATAAATTTTTAAGGAAACAGCCCTCATAGGGATATGTTTTAAGGCAGCTTTTGAACGTGCGAACTGGTGGCTGCGTGATCCGGTCTCTGCGTCGAATTTCGCGAATGTCAACAACAACGGCAATGCGAACTACAACAACGCTTCGAATACGTGGGTTGGCGTCCGCCCGGATTTCGGAAAGCCCTCTTATGTGATGGGATGAACCCGAAAGGAAAAGCTGTCTTTGGCGAAAGCCTCGATAAAAATGCCGAAAGGCAGGATAAAATACCGATCCGCCCTATGCAGCGAGTTACGATGAGCTGATACCCAGGGCTTAACAGGTAAAAGATGGAAATAGCAGATATAAACGTGCTTTACGAAGCATACAAGCGGTCGATGAAAGGCAGCGCATGGAAACGCGAGCCTGAAAAATTTGAGCATCAATGGCTCCTAGAACTCGCAGATCTGAAACAGGAGCTGGAAGACAAAACTTATAAGACGCTTCCGGGAACAGAGTTTAAATTGAACGAAAGAGGAAAGATAAGACATATCCATGGCGGAAGGATGAGGGACAGAGTAGTGCGGCACGCTCTCTGTGATAATATCCTTGCTCCATGCTTAAAACCTTATCTGA